GCTCTGGTACGCCTATACTGACATTACCCCAGTCACGCTGCGCAAGGTCGGAGAAGCGGTTGTGGTATGAGCGACCCTACCCACACCGCGATCATCAAGCAGTTCGACAACCTGCCGGTGGAGGAGCGCGAGCGCGCCAGGGAGCGGTTTGAGCAGTACCGGCGAGAGCTGATCAGGATCGGTTACACAAACGCCGAGCAGGAGTTCGATCCCATGGTGCGCGCGGCCGAGCTGGCCAGCGTTGCGGTTGCTCTCGGTGGCGACTGGGAGGAAGTACTTAAGCGGGTGGCCGATCTGATGCTGCCGAGCGAAGCGAACGCGCATGGTGTGCGCGGTGCCGCCTCCAGCTTGGCGCTGATGTGGATGGGCTCCTCGCAGGACGTGCCGAAATGACGTTCGTGACATACGAGGGCAAGCGTTACGACGGTTGGCGCATTCCGTTTGCCTACTTGCTGTGGGCCGCGAGCTTCCCGCTGTTGCCATTCATGCTGTTCTGGGCCGCGTTGTTCTGGTTCCTGTTTCTGTTGGCCTCGGTGCCGTGTCCATGACCAGCGTACCGATCGAGATTCTGGGCAAGGCTCTGGCAGAGAGCATCGAGCGCGAGCGCAAGCCCTGCGCGCACGGCTTCGCCGGGGACTGCCCGACCTGCGCGCACTTCGCCAAGGTGAGGGAGGCAGAGCTGCGCGTTCCCGACCCGGATCACCTGAGCGGGCACACGCTGCGCACGTTCCCGCCCGAGTTGAGGTACAAGACATGACCCCGGTCCAGATCGCTGCGGTCGACTGCGCGATGGCTGTGGGCCGTGGAATCGAGCGCGACTACCCGGCCGTGCATACGCTCGTTGCAATCTACCAAGACGACGTAGCCGTGCAGTTTTGGCAGGAGGCTGGCAAGATGGCCGCGGTCGGCGCGCGGCTGACCGACCTCGCGGACAATGATGGCGTTGCCAAGCGCTTCGTCGCCGTGGACAAGGCGATCCGCCAGCACCTCAACGAACAGAAGGTGCCCGTTCTGAGTTGAAGAGTTGCCAACCCTGCCCACGTTACTGTGGGGCGGACCAGGGAAGGCAAGGGGGCTGGCCCGTCGATCCGACGTTCCGCCGGGTAGGTACCGGCCCCCACCTGTTTCGAGATGAGCCCCATGATCTGGTCGCACCACGGACCCATCCTCTGCTACTTCGACTTCAGCGAATGGTGTGGTGGATGGGGTGACACGATCTCCATCGTGGACCACGGCTACGTCGTATTGCCATACGCCGCGCGTAGAATCTAAGGACCGGACGCCATGGCCAGCATGAAGGACGTTAGTGCGCCATCCGTCCAGAGCACAAAGAAGCGCATCCGGGACCCCGATCTGCGCAGAAAGTCCAACCGCGAGAAGCTGATGGAGGCGACCAAGAGCGAGGTGCGCCACCTCCAGAACGTTGCGGAGCACAGGGGCGATAAAGGCTCGTTGGATCATGCGCGCGAGCTCACCAAATACGTGGCTGGTGCGCTGGCAATCACGTCGCCCTACAATCCGAACGGCACGCCGCGCGAGGGTGGCGACAAAGCTGAGTTCTGGGAATGGCTCAAGCACATGAAGGACTTGTTGGCGCTGCGGCTGCCGTATGAGCGCCCGCGCCTAGCCTCGATCACAGTGCGTGAAGAGCAGCCTGAGGACGCTGAGGAATACATGACGGTGGTTGAGGTACGTCACCGTATGATCAGGAAGGGTATTTCGGTTGACCACCTGATCGAGCGTCCCCTGATCTTGGACCACGAGCTGAGCGATGACGATACAGGAGAGCACGCGGGCAACGGCCACGCGACGAACGGTAGATGACAAGCCGCTCGATCCGGAGGGCGCCAAGCTCTGGGAGAATTCCTGGTACGCGTTAGCGCGCAAGGACTTCTGGACATATCGGTGCATGGTGCGCCCCAACCTGATCGAGGGTTGGTGGCAGCAAGAGGTGGCCGACAACCTGACGACGTTTTGGTACGACCTCAAAGCCGGCAAGCGGCCGAAGCTGGTGCTGGGCGCACCTCCGCAGCACGGCAAGTCGGACACCATGAAGGACTTCTGCTGCTGGGTGGCGGGCAAGGACCCGGACAGCAAGACGCTATTTGCGAGCTACGCGGACGAGCTGGGCATGAGCTGCAACCTGCATATGCAGCGCATGATGGCGACGCCGGCTTATCGCGCGATCTTCCCCAAGACCCGGCTCTACGGAGGCGAAGGCGGGGAGGGGAGTGGCCATCGTCGCAGAACCACGACCTTCCTCGAATTCGTGGGCCGCAACGGTTCGTTCCGCAACACCACGATCAACGGCAAGATCAACGGCTTCGGGCTCGACCTTGGGGTCATAGACGATCCGATCAAAGGCCGTGCCGAAGCGCAGTCGACGGTGATCCGGGACAAGACCTGGAATTGGCTATCGGACGACTTCTTCAACCGGTTCTCAGATCGCGCCGGCATGGTGATGATCCAAACGCGGTGGCACGTGGACGACCCGACCGGGCGTTGGCTGGACCGTTTCCCCAACACGCGGGTGCTCAACTTCAAAGCGATCGCCGACCGCAACGAGCTGTATCGCGACAAAGGTGAGGCGCTTTTCCCCGAGCATAAGTCGTTGGAGTTCTTGCTAGAACGCAAAAAACTCCTGTCCGAAGCGAGCTGGGAAGCGCTGTTCCAGCAGTCGCCATACGTCGTTGGCGGCGGCATGTTCCCGATCGAGCGGCTGCACGCGGTGCCGATGTTAGACCGTTCTAATGTGCGGCGGTCGGTGCGGTACTGGGACAAGGCCGGCACCGAGGACGAGGGCGCGCATACCGCGGGCGTGCTGATGCACCTCTTGATGGACGGCCGCTATATCATCGAGCACGTCGTTAGAGGCCAGTGGAACGCGCTCGACCGCGAGCAGCGCATCAAGTTCTGGGCCGAGCATGATCGTGCAAACCTTGCAGCCGGAACGTATGAAGTTGGAGTCGAACAAGAGCCGGGCTCGGGTGGCAAAGAGTCTGCTGAGGCCAGCATCCGTATGCTGGCTGGGTTCCGGGCCTTTGCCGACAAGGTAACGGGCGACAAGGTGATCCGGGCCGAGCCGTTTTCCGCGCAGGTGCAGAACGGCAATGTGTGGCTGGTCGCGGGCGGTTGGCACCACGACTTCCTCGAGGAGATGGAGAGCTTCCCGTTCGGTAAGGCGAAGGACCAGATCGATGCTGCCGCCGGCGCGTTCAACCGGATCACCGCTGGGGCAGGGTACAACCTGTTCGCGGAAGGCCTCGATGACTGACATCGAGCTGCAGGCGTGGCTGTATCGGGCCCGATACCTGACCGAAAAAAAGGGCTCGATGGACCCGCTGTGGGATGTGATCTTTGATGTAGAAGCGTTGCTCAAAGGGGAACGGACGTGGGCAGCAACGCGTGAAGACATCGAGAACATGGTGCGCGCCAATACCCGTGTGCCTCCTCCTTCTGAGCTCGCCGGCACACGCTGAGGAAGCGCGCAAGGTCTGGCACGACGGCACCGAGATGGTGCTCAGGCGCGCAGCCGACAACGGCATGGAGATCGCGTTCGGCGCGAACGTTCCTGCCAACCTGCGCGAGCTTGGCGTCACAGACGGCACGATGCTCGTCCGTGGTCAGTGGGAAGAAGACATCCTGATCGGGGAGGCGTGGGCATTCAGCAAGGACTGCAAGGCGATCAGCTACGCCATACGCGGCGTTGTGACCTACGGAGGGGCGCTGATCGTGTTCGGGCCGGTGCCCACGAGTTGCAACGTCGAGGACTACGAACATTATTCGTGGGGCAAGGAAGCGGTGATGCGCTTCGATCAGCCCCCACCCTCGCCATACGACGCTGACGTTAAAGGCAAGCGCAAGCGAGAGAAGGTTGTTGACCGTCCGCCTCCGAAGCCTAAGCCGAAGCCAAAGCCGACACCGCGCGCGGCTCCACGACCTACTTACCAGCAGCCCCAACAGCAGTGGCCGGGCTACCCGTCACAGTGGAGATGGTGAGGTGGTCATCTGGCTGGCGGCGAACCTAGCCGTCTCTCTCGTGACGATTGGGTTCGCGTACTTTGTCCATTGGGGTGTGGCGATCATTTTCTTCGTGTTGGCGATGCTCGTGCTGATGGTGATTAGACCAAACTGAATCAGGGCACAGACTGCGGAGTGCGGTATGAACCCTGGTGGCATCACCGAGGAGGTCGGCAAGGCGACTGGCACCTTCATGGAGATCATGAAGATGCAGCCGCTGAGCCTCGCGCTCGTGGTCATGAACTTCGCGCTGGTGGTGTTCCTGTTCTACTCGAACAGCCAGACGTTGGCGCAGCGCCAGATGGCGGTAGATCAGATCATCAAATGGCAGCAGCAGACCGACTCGCTGATGGCCAACTGCGTCAGCAAGGAGGTCGTGGAGATCGTCGTCAATGCGCTGGAGCGGGACCGGGAGCTGTACCGACAAATGCTGCCGAGACCGCCGTCTCAGCTGCCTAAGCTGCAGAGCGACGAGCCGCAGCCGATCAATCACGCCCCGTTTGTGATGCCGCCGTGAGCTGGCTGCACACAATGGCTGGCAAGAAAGGCAACGGCGACGGCGAAGGCTACATCGCTCAAGCGAAGGAGCTTGAGCTGGCGCGGCGTGAAAACCAGCGATTGGCGATCGAGGTGTCCACGCGGGACACGGTGATCGACCAGCTGCGCGCGGCGCTCAACGAGGAGCAAGCGATCTCGCGCGAGATCGCCGCCTCCATGGCGCACCACGTTCGCTCGGCGTTCGGGCTCGGGGCCGGTGCCGGCGTCTTGCTTTGTTTGATCATGTGGGGGGTGTCGGTGTTGCTCCGATAGGAGGGGCACATGTACGGGGACCTGCCAAGTTTGATGACAAAGCACTCGCTCTCGTTCAGAGGGCACAAGTACAGCGTGTCACTGGAGGCTGAGTTCTGGCGCATGTTCAAGGCGATGGCTCGTGACCACGACATGACGCTCGGACAGTTGTACTGGGGACTTGAGAAATCGTGTCCCGAAGGGAGCACGATGACGTCACACATCCGAACAACGATCCTCAACAGGACCATCGCGCGGGCGAGGGCGGCCTGACATGGCGGCCGTGACTCAGCTGAAGTCCGTCTACGACGGCATGCGCAACTTCCTGGCTGGGTTCGGCGACCCGGCCAAGGACAAGAGCGCTGCGCAGAGGTTCGTGCTCGAGCTGATTGACCCCGAACAGCTAAACGCCGCGTACCGTGGTGATTGGCTGTGCCGCAAGATCATCGACGTTCCGGCGTTCGACTCGTGTCGGGCATGGCGTGACTGGCACGCGGACGACGATGAAATCGAGCTGATCGAGGAGTGCGAGAAGGACCTCGGCATTCAGCGCAAGCTGATGCAGGCGATGTCGAAGGCACGGCTGTTCGGCGGCGCTGCGTTAATCATGGGCGTCGAGGGCCAGAAGTTCGAGGAGGAGCTGGACGTCGAAAGCGTCGGCGAGGGCGACCTCGCGTTCGTCCATGTTGTGTCGCGCTGGGAGCTCGAGGCTGGGACGCTGATCAAGGACCTGACGTCTCCGTGGTATGGCGAGCCGAGCTATTACAAGCGCACGAACACGATGACGATTGCGCAGGAGCAGGTGAAGCCTCCGCTCGAGCTATCGTCGCTAGGTTACAAGCCAGGGGATGAGCTGCTGATCCATCCGTCGCGGGTGGTGCGGTTGCTAGGGTTGGAATATCCCGACCTGAGCTACTCGCAGGACTCGTGGTCGGACAGTTGTCTCCAGCCGGTGATCGACGCGGTGAAAGCGGCCGGGCTCGTCAATAGTTCGATTGCGTCGATGATTGCTGAGGCCAAGCTCGACGTGATTAAGATACCAGGGCTACTGGAGATGTTGTCGACCACGGTTGGCACCGAGAAGTTGCGCAACCGGTTCTCGTTCACGATGGCGGCGAAGAGCACGGTCAACGCCACGCTGATTGATGCGAATGAGGAGTGGGAGCGGATCGCGCTGACGTTCAGCAACATGGACCAAGTGATGGGCATGTACATGAACGTCGCTGCAGGAGCTGCCGACATCCCAGCGACACGATTACTTGGGAGAGAGCCGTCAGGCATGAACGCGACGGGTGCTTCCGACATCCGAAACTACTATGATCGGCTGCAGTCTGAGCAAGCAATCAAGGTCCAGCCTGCGCTCGCGCGATTGGATGAGGTGCTCATACGCCACGCCTTAGGGGACCGCCCAGAAGAGATTTATTACACATGGAAACCTCTCTGGCAGATGGACGAGGTTCAGAAGGCGGACGTGTGGTTGAAGAAGGCGCAGGCGCACAAGATCGATGTGGACACGGGGCTGATCAATCCGGATGTGCTGCGCGAGGCGAGAGCGAACCAGGTGATCGAGGACGGGTTCTACCCGGGCTTCGAGCAAGCGGCGGCGGAGAACGATCTCGAGCCGGACGAGGACGAGCACGACATGCTCGAGCTGGAGACCAAGAAGCAGGGGTTGATCAACATGAGCATGCCGCCGGCGCCTCCGGGGGCGAAGCCGGTGCCGGGGGCGGTGCCGAAGACGAACGGGTCCCGGCCCCTGGCCACGAGCGGGAAGACGGCGAAGCCGCCGGTGGGCTGAGGACTCCGAGGACGCCGGCTGATGGCAGCCTGCTCGTCTACACTGAGAGTTCTGACACCAAGCGAGCGAACGAGCTGCGCATTAAGCGGTATAAGTGGGACGCTGACGTGCTGCTCGAGTTGATGAAGGAGGAGTTCGGTGAGCCCCGTGCGGACATCTACCCTGGGCTTGATTCCGGGGCGAAGGCAAAACGTCGCCCGCCCCTCGGCTGATCAGGCGCATGCGAAGGCTGCCGAGAACATGGCGGGCCACGACGTGCTGCCGAGCTCGTTGCGCATCTTTCTCCACGAGTGGGCGTGCGCGTTTCCGCAGAAGGCGATCGTGCAGATCGTCGACACGCTGAAGAGTGGACATGGCGTACGGATCACATCGCCCGATGGCAAGGTGCACGAGATCGTTCCGGACCCGCCTCAACGCCGATGAGGTCGGCATGGAAACCCACGTGGTCACCATCGCGGTTGAGTTCGCCGACGCGCGCATGCCGTCCGCGTTCTCCTGTGAGCTGTTCCGCGGCAATGCGTTGGAATGCCAGCGCTTGGCGGTGATGATCCCCGGCTGCAGCCACGATCGTCGTAGGCTCGCGTCGACTCAGGTGAATTGGGGCACCATCGAAGCGTGGGAACGCTGGGTGAGCAGCGCGCAGTGCGTTGACCCGTTATGACGCTGGACTGGAGTGGCGTCTGGTTTCTGTGGCTATCCGCGTTGTTCGTGACCTTCATCATCTTGGAGGCGCGCGCGATCAACAAAGGCGGGGTGACGCTGTCGGCCACGGTGCGTGGCTGGGCGGAGACTTGGCCGCTGCTGCCGTTCGCGGTCGGGATCGTGTTCGGAATGCTGGGCACGCACTTCTTCTGGCCGTGGTGTCCCGAGACCATGCAGCCGCAATGTCCGCCATGTGCGGAGGTGGTGGGATATGAGCGAGACCGAAATCTGCAACCGACTGTTGCGCTTGCTGGGCGGCCCGGAGGCGGTGGAGTTGTTCTTAGCTGCGCCGCACCCGTTCCTGCGCGGCCAATGTCCGCAGCACCTGTTGGATTGCGGCAAGTTCAATGACCTCGCCATAGTCGTCGACAATTTGCGAGTGCGGCTAGAGTGAACATCCACGCGTTCGTCACCGACGCGCGCGGGCCCGATCCAACCGGCACCGCGGGGATCAGACGGAGCTTCCGGGCGGCCGGCAAGCTGCGTCTCAACATGTTCCGCTCGGCGATGCGGCAGGCGGTGATCGAGCACGATGTGCTGGGGCTGGGCGGGGGTGGGCTGGCGCTACAGCCGCCCGAGACCCGGCTGCAGGCTTTCAATGGCTGGGCGCGGGTAGCGGCTGGGCAAGCCCTAGAGGGCCCCTGGCTAAGCCAATGGGTTGCCAGGGCCTGGGCCAGCGGGGAGGCGGTTGGGGCGCTCCAGACCCGCTCGGAAGCGCCCGGTGAGGGCTCTGGCGCCTGGGCTGAGCTGGCTAAGATCGAGTTGCAGGCGATCGAGGCGGCCGTGGTCCAAGCGCTCATGCGCGAGGCGGCGATCGCGCTCACCAAGCGCCGGGCCAACAAGACCATGACCTGGCGCCGCATGGCCAAGGCGTTCGACAAGGTCGGGCCGCGGCGGGTCATGGCGCTGGCGAATACGTTCTGCGTGGCGTGCCACAACCGCGGACGGCTGGCGGCGTATCGGGCGGCCGGGATTACCAAGGTGGGCGTGGTTGCTGAGAAGCTGCTGCCCAAGCAAGCGTTGCTGCTGCCGGGCGGGTTGGGCGACGCGCTCACGCACGACGCCAAGCACAAGGGCTATCGCGAGAAGAAGCCAGCGCGTCCCGAGTGGGAGTTGAGCGAAGTCACGGAGCCGATCGAGGTCGGCGTACGCACCGCGGAGGACGAGTTCGTCTGTATCGAGTGCGACGCGTTCGCTGCCAATTCGCCGCACGATATTGACGATGTGGAAGACACGTTGCCGATCCATCCGAACTGTCGGTGCACGTGGTTCCCGTGGGACGACAAGCGGTTCAGTCGCGATGAGGCAATCGAGGACGCGCGCAAGAAGACGGAGCGCGAGCTGCTGCTTGAACAGTTGGGGCGCAAACGCCATCGCGCTCTCGCAAGGCTTGCACCGAGGAAGTTCGAGAACAGGTTCCTGCGTGAGGACGCGTGGAATCCGAACCAGCCGCGTGAGCCGGCGGGCACGTCCGAGGGCGGGCAGTTCGCCTCGATCACTGGTGGAGGGATTAGTGGTGGTGCTACCGGCGGGCCAGCAGCACCAAAGAAGAAGCTGTTCGAGCCGTCGAAGGACAAGGCGCACCACGAGATGCGGGTGCAGAACACGCTGCAGAACGAGGCCAAGCGCAACGACAACTACCGCTATATCGTTGGCAAGCTGGTCGAGGAGGCCAAGAGCCACGGTGCCGACGTCTCGATCATAAGCGGGCTCAAGCAGAAGATCGGCGAGTCCTATTACAAGCAGGGGCTGCTCAAGAAGGAGAAGGGGCTGGAGGCGCAAGCCAACGCCATGATCTACAAGGGCAAGCAGTACGGCTATCAGCCGACGCTTGCCGAATCCAATCAAGAGCACGCACCGACGCCCAAACCGGACCCGATCCCGTTTGATCCACCCGAGCTGACGACGGGAGCTGAGCCGGGCACGCCCGCGTATGAAGGCGAGCAAGCCGAGGCCAAGGCCACCATTCCAGGCGCAACGCCGGCCTGGACCAAGGTTGGTGGCCAAGCGGGTAGCGTGGCGGGCGGGTTCTATCTGGCGCCGATGACTGGACAGAAGTGGTACGTGAAGACGCCGAAGACCGAGGCGCACGTCAACGCCGACCTATTATCGAACCAGCTCTACAAGCTCGCGGGCGTGCCGGTCTCGCACGAGGTCAAGACCGTGTTGGAGGGCAAGCCGGCAGTTGCGAGCGAGTTTATCCCGGGTACCAAGACGTACTCGCAAGGGACGCTGGACGAGCAGGGCGGGGCCATCCTGTACCTGCGCGAGAACTTTGCGGTCGACGCATGGCTCGGCAACCGCGACGTGATGGGGCAAGACAACAATAACGTTCTGCTTTCGCCATCGGGGGTCCCGTTCCGGATCGACCAGGGCGGCACGCTCATGTACCGGGCGCAGGGCGAGACCAAGGAGTTCGGCTCGACTGTGGGCGAGATCACGTCCATGCGCGATCCGAAGATCAACGCGCAGACTGCGTCGGTGTTCGGGAACATGACCGACGCCGAGGTCTCGGCGTCCATCGACAAGGTGCTGGCGATCCCGGATTACTCGATTATTGCGCTGGTCAACCAACATGGGCTTGCTGGGCAAGGCGTTGCTGCCACGCTGATTGCGCGGAAGAACTGGCTGGCCGAGTACCAGAAGACGCTCGACGTCCCCGGCGCGGACCTTCCTGCACACGTCAAGGCTGCGGCCGAGGCCGAGATCGAGGCGGAAGCTGCTGAAGAGGAGCTTCTAGGCGGCCAGACCGAGTGGATGACGAAGCTGGAACAGAAGTTCACGAAGGCCACAGCGACAGCGGCCGAACTGGAGAAGGCGAAGAAGACCGGGACGTTCTACCCCGCGCCCACCTCTGAGTTGGGCAAGGCTGTGGTTAAGGCGTTCAACGAGAAGTGGGCGACCAAGACGCCCGAGGCGCACGAGCTGGAGCAGAAGGTCGCCGAGTACAAGGCGACCAAGGCAGCGCTGGCCAAGATTGACGAGATGGAAGCGGAGGTCGCTGCAAAGGCAACTGCCCAGCTCAAGAAGGAACAGGCGGCCGCGACCAAGCTGGCGAAGATCGAGGCAGAGGCTAAGGCGAAGGCCGAGAGCGCCAAGCATCAAGCCGAGCTTGCGAAGATCGCGGCCGACATCGGGATCGATCCAGAGCACGCCGAGCAGGTCGACACGCTCGTTCAACTCGCTGGCGGCGACAAAGCGAAGATCATTCAGCAGTTCAAGAAGTTCTACGAGGAAGGCACCGGAAAGCACGGCTACCCGGTTACGCCGTTCGAAAGCGCGATGATCCAGAGCTACGTCGGGCCGAATGCTTACGCGGCCAACGCCAAGCTGCGCAGCGGCGTATGGGATGACAAGACCCACGTGTTCGCCAACGCGATCAACACTGCGTTGACGAAGATGCCGCCTTACGTTGGCACGATCTACCGCGGGTTCACTGCCGACACAGAGACTCAAGCAACCTATGTTCCTGGCGCGATCATTCAGTGGCATGGCTTTTCGAGCTGCGGAAAGTCGGGCTCGTTCGGCGGCAACATGCAATGCACGATCGAGCCTCTGCCGCCGCATAAGACGCGTGCGAAGGACCTCGGCAAGTTCAACCCGAGCGAAGCAGGCGGTGAGGTGCTGATCAAGGCCCACACGCCGGTCAAGGTCAT